GAAATACTTTTACCCATGCTTTAAGCTTAGGAGTAACAGGAACGTGCAAACAATCAAAGGCTGTCTTTTTTGGCAAATCATCTAAATCCCATCGACCAGCTTGCCGCATCTCTTCTACAAGAATTTCTTTCGCTTGTTCCCCCAACAAATCAGCATTTTCTTGAAAAGTCTGCAAATATGTTCTCCTGTAGTAACTCAAAGCTTCTTTTTCAAGATCACACAAATGCAAAACGTCAATAGGACGTAACGAAAACTCTTCTTCTACCCCTGTTTCCTTGTTCATCACTGTGATCAAATTACCTGATCCCAATGCCCTAGCTTCAGCGTCACTCATACTGGTATCCCTTTCATATTTCGATAGATCCTTTTTTCCCTAGTAGACTCACTGAAAAACCTTCGTATCACTACTCTCTCTGATCGTTCTACTTTCCGTTTCAAAATAGAAGGCATGACTACTCTTGGAGCTTTATTAGGACGAACTCTATTTTTAGCATGAATAATTCTGTCAATCTTATCCTTTGCGGCCATCCATTTATCTTCATATCCCAATAAACGTATGACATGAAAAACATCCTTCTCTAATGTTTCTGTGCGTCCTATGTAGTGCTGATATTCACCTCCTTCTGGACCTATATATCGCTCAAACCACCGAGTCACCCATCCAGGCTCTTCTTCAAGCATCTCCTCCATCCACTCAAAGAAATCAGGCTTCCACCGATTAACCGCTTCATTTAAGGCTGAAGAATCTTCACCTCTGAATACCTGTTCCATCCTTTCTTTATGCATTAGCACGCATCTAGTGGTAAACCTCCATACCGACACATAATAAGGAATCGGATGTCGGACGAAAGAAAAAACGAACTTCACTTGAGAAAGAAGCTCTAGACGATAATGAGAAAGGAACGTGTGCTTTTTTGGCCTATAGTCTTCCGCTACACTTCCCCATTTGTTCAATGGAATCTCAGCAAGATTCAAAGCATGTTTTAACCATGTTCCACCAGTCCGAGGAACATGCAAAAACAATGCACCCTTCTCAGGCAAAAATGTCGACATATGAAAACCCTCATTACTATTATCGTTCGCTGGATACTTGCTCTTTTCCTTCTTCTTCCAAAGCAAGCTTCCGAGCAAGAGAACCTTCGGGACATCGATGAGGAATAAAGCCCAGAGAATGGGCTGCATCAACAGAAATGCTTAGGAGGTGGGGATTAGAGGGTTCCCGTCGTTCTCTTTCTTGTTTACAATCCTGACAATCACACTCAGGCCAATAGTGGACTTCTACCTTTCGGATCTCTAACAACGTGTCCTTCATCTGCTTTTTCCCCTGGCAGATATTCTTTTGGCAATCTCTCCAAAAACCTACGAGGTTTAGGGGGATCATCATGCCAACGTTCAATTGCTTCCTTGAAAGTCTTTGTCACTTCTGGAATCACACCAGCATTTACTTTTTTCCGAATTTGATCGCGTTCTCTTGACGGTAGGCTATACAAACAATGTTGACACACCGAGGGTCTTCCCATCAATACCGGAAGTGGCTCATAGCAATCCACCCCAAGCATAGCCCCTAACACACCAGCTACACCACAAAACGTAAAACCAAAACAATCAAACCATCGACCACATCTTGTCTCTTGCACACACTCTCTTGTAAACCCATGCACTGGCTCAATACCTAAATCAGCCGGTGAAACATTGAATGGAACAAAATTCTCTGTCTTCTTTTTGTCACTTGTAACAGGAACCACTGACCATCGACCCGGCACCTTGCGAAGAATTGGTAGTTTTCCATTGGAGTAAATTCGGAACCAAGAGGATCGGGGTGTCCATTCTTTGTGAATCTCATTCAATATTTCCCGAAGCTTTGGGTGAACCATAGGCTCTCCACCTGTCACCCGAAGCTTTCCGATCTGCAACCCATACTTCTTAACAAAATGTGCCCCCACCCTTATCTCTTCTGTTGTAATATCCGTGTCTATATGATCCCATCGAATCACATCTAAATGTTGAACACAACGATGACAAGCAGCATTACACTGATATGTAACCGCTATCTGATAAGCAATTGGAGAGCCATTAGAAACAACAGACATATTCATATTCCTACTATCACTACCATCAGGGAAGTGCTCTAGCCGTAGCACCCACTTCACCAGGATAGTAGAAACGACCATCAGCACCCCACGAAGAAGTCCAACCGATAACTTCTCCAGTGTCAATGTTTACAGTCATCTGGAAATTGTCATTCATAGCTCTTGGAAAATCCCAATACAAAGCAGTGTTATTCATCCACAAAACTGCAATTGCAATGTCTTCTGGTTGAAACAGATCAAACTGCTCACTAACTGTTGAGTATTTTCCTTCTGCTGTGAACGTTCCATCCTTACGCCCTGGTGATCTGTTAGTGAATCCTTCAGAATCGGAATCACCCCATTCAGACTTTGAAGCCAAAGTCTTAGTAACTTGCCATTGGGTCGTCCGAGAAACAAGACTGGCTGCTACTTGGAACTTCCCATTACGCCCATTGAGTGTATTTTCAGAACTCATGTAATATCTCTCCTAAGAAGACCATGAGGAACTACTTTCAGAACTTGAGCTTGAAGTCCCCGATGATGAGGACGAAGAAGAAGTTCCAGAACTTGAAGACGATTTTGAACTGTGTGAACTACTTGTTACACTGCTAGACGATGAACTACTAACAGAACTTGAAGATTCAGAGGAAGGAGATGAAGACGAAGAGGAAACAGAAGAAGAAGACGATGAAGCAGAAGACGAAGATGAAGAAGACGATGATTCTTCATCGTCATTTCTAGCCATCAGATAAATGGAATAGACAACATCCCCACCATTAGCTGTCAAATCCAACAAATGATTTGCAGCATCCGTTACATCAAAACCCCTTCGGTCTGGCTGAAACTTACAAAAAACTGATTGACCATAAAGAGCACCACCAGTTGCCACTGTATGACTTCCCAATGCCGTCCACCCATTGCCAGCATTAGGTGTAATTTCTAAAGCACCATCAGCACCAGCAGCATTCTCATTTATGATTGCAATACCAACAATTTCTTCAAAATCAACTGCTTGCCCTAATCCATCTAGGCCAGCCCCCGCTCCAATATTCACAGCCGCCAAATCATACATATCAAGTGTTTCAGTAACACCACTAAGAATTGTCCGATCTTCGCTTTGCCATACTCTGTTAAACTGGTTATTGTCAACACCACTCGACATAACGGACATGTCTTTTTGGTATTGCAGAGAAGGATGTGTCACTGTCGGTCCAGTGCCATCATCCAAAAGATTCTGCATAGTCCCCGTCATCCGAAGAACGAACGATGCGTTTGTAATTCGACGTGTCATGTTATCACCTTATCTCACTAATTGAGTGTAACAGGAACATCCATCATCATTTGGTAAGACAAGAGCCATTGATAATGATCCTGATCTTCTTTAATCCCTTGTGAGTTATCTAAAGTAGTGCCTAAATGATTCCCATTGCTCAATACTAACGTTGCAGTAGGGGCTAGTATTGGATGTCCACCAAATACTTTAGTAACTGCTTCTGCCAAATAACTTGCTACTTCTTTAGCAGTACGCGGATCAGATTCTATTTCCTTAGCATACACTTTGAATGTAATAGGGAAATTCCGAATTTCCCGTATAGTATTTTCACCCTCTGACATCCGATCTGTAACTGCACTACTTTCAACCTCAAACACACAATATGGAAAAGGCTGCTCTCCTTCTGTCTCCGTATCATGCAAAACGAGAAATTCAGCAGATACAACATCAATGCCCCATAGTGCTTGAAAAGTAGCATCTAGTACGCTTTCATCCCAAGCAGTGTTGATGGCTTCTGCGACGTCAGCAGATCCAATATTCATGCTATAGGTCCAGACAGAATACGTTGAACGTCATTAAGACTCTCATTCAATGTTCTCTTCAAGAAAGACCGATTCATTTTCGTTTCGAGAATCAAACCATAATTGAGAGGAGTACCAACATATCCATCAAACACACCACTCTCATCTTCTCGAACATCGGAAAAAATAGATGTCATCAACAAAGTAGTATCAGCCCGAGGAAATTCCCCCGGCCCACTACGACCCCCTACAACTCTTCCACCTCTCGAACCCACCCCTTTCACAACAGCTTTTGAGATATTACGAACAACACGATCTTTTAACAATTGAGTGGCCATTGTTACTCGTTCTTTCATAGCCATTGCTACAACTTGAACGACTTCCTTAATGAACCACTCAATTCTTACAGAACTTTCTTCAGCAGAACCCGCTCTTCTTTGCCTTGCAGCTTCTACTGAACTGTTCGCTTGTGCAATTGTTGTGGGCATGTCTACCTTACTAGGATATCCGATTCATGTCATCTACCCAAGTATTATACTGATCCTCAAATCTTGGCTGATGCCAATTGCCCACATTTGAATTATTCAAAAGGTATCGACCAGGAAGAGCGTTTACATCTTCAATAGATGGAGCAACGCCCTTCACAACACGAACCTCTTCAGAAATGATAAAACACAAAATCTCACGAATGAATGACTTCATCGTATGCTCATCCATCACACCCATTCTGGGTTTTACTCCCCCAAGCGTATCCCCCACACTGATAACACCAAAAGCTCTCTTCATCGCTCTCTTGATTTTCTTAAACGTCTTCTCTTTTTTGTGTAGAGGATCATACACCTTCCATTTCAATTCACCAGGATGAATCATAATCCTCATCCCTGGCAAATCACTAATACCTTCAATGAGTCGAGCAGGAGCAGACCTAGTAGGCAAATCCTCTGCATCTTGATCCTCATCATCATCAAGCCATTGCTTATCGAAAACATCTACTGTACTTCTCACAGCCCCACGCAACCTCATGTTCCCCAAACATTGAACCATAATATCTTGGTTCCGAGGTGTGTGTACTTCTACTTCAAACGGTGGAACTGTCACTGACCTTGCTTTCTTTTTCTCATCGATAGACATTGCTTCCTTAACCTCCCTAGTGGTTTTTGGTATTCTATTTCTCTAAGTAAAATTAACTCCCGTCCCCTACCGAATACCGGGATCAGGGACGGGAGCACCAGGGGGTAATCCCCTCAAATGCCAAAATCAAACGGGAGCAGTATTAGTAACTCCCGCCGTTGCTCCTCTTTCAAGCTGTCCACCATATCGAGCCATGAAAGCCAAAAGCATTTCATTATCTCGAATAAGTGTAGAACCTTCCGTGCTAGTACGAAGAGAAAAACCCTTCCGTCGATACATACGATATCGAGCCAGCACAGCGTAAAAGAGTTGCTGATTAGTCAAACTCTCATTGATCTTATACGGACGATCCATCCAACGATAAGATCGATAGTCACCTTGGCCTTGCTCTCCTCCACCAAGACGACGTGCGTCAGCCGCCGTGACGTTCAGAGAACGGGCCCGTTGATAACTCGTATCGGTTCCACAGAACACGATAGAATTCTTAACGGAAGCCTTCAGTTCTCGTTTGTGAATAGAGAACATCAAAGCTTCGTAAGAACCAAGTGTAGTAGCACCACCAAAAGCCACAACAGTGGTGCCAGCAGCATTCATCACACCTTGCGGTTGAGTTGCACCATTGCCAACAGCAATCACATCATCCAAGTCTTCAAGCAAACGTTCGCCTGCTTGTCGCGACAATGTAGATCCAAAATCGATAGGACTATCACTCAAAAAGTCCAAGCCGATGACAACAGCACCTTCCCAGCGATACACAGTGGTATCAAAAGCCGCAACATATCCCGCCGTATTGAATAGGGTAATTGCTACAGCATCTATACCACCCCATCCAGCAGTGATAGTTCCAATCGAAACACCTTCAACTCGACGACCTCTCGGAAGAGGTACTTCGTGAACCAAAGGATACAGTTCACCATAAAGCAAAGGAGTCTCAATCACTTGATCATCAAAAACAATGGGAGCAGCTTCAAAGCCGCCAGAAACAACATCATCAATAAGTTGTTTCACACCACCACGATATCCCTTCACAAAGGAAGGCTTGCCTTCCTTTCGTGTGGCATCCCACATTTCTTCCGCACACAAATTATGAAGAAGAGCTTTGTCCATTTCGGGCAAAACTTCCCAAGCTCTTTCCGGATTACCAGCCACCCTTGGGGTAATACTTGCAATGTGGAATTTCAGAAAAGCACCAGTCAAAGCCTTGTCATAATCGGTAGACTTATCCAAGGATCGTCCTTGATAAACTACCGGCTGTCCTGCGAACGAATGAGGATTACCCTGTTTCGTATTCGTAGGATATGTCATAGCAGTCTTTGTATTACTGAACATTTCCTTAACGTTTTTCATCCTAGGAAGATGTGCCTTATCCCCTTCCTTGGAATCGTTGGGCATTCCACCCTGTTCAGCGACCATTCCGCTGATACTCATCATGCCTTGCTTTTTGTCATCAGAGATAGAACCCGCCCCATCTCCTTCATCATTCTCATCAACCTTCTTCTCTTCTTTAGTCAAGAAGGTAGTGAGCTTTTCCATACCTGTCGAAAGCTTATCCAACGTGGAAGCAATGCCTTTGGCTTCTTCCACTTTTTCTTCTTTCGTCAGTTCAATGTACTTTTCCAATGACAAAACATCATCAGCGATAGCCTTAGAAGCTACTTTCTGAATCGTATCGGCATCCGCTTCCTTGTCCATCTTGCACTCAGCAACAAGCCAAGTAACAAGAGCACTCGTAACCTTGATCTTCATTGATTATCTCCCAATATAGATCATACTCATGTAATAGCTTGCAATTCGTTTACAAGCTTTTCATCTCTTTCCATTTGCACAGAGGCTTCCCTAAAGAGCAACAACTTATCAACATCTTCAGAAGTTCCTTCTGAGATAATCAAAGCAATTGCATCTTTCACAGTAACACCAGTAACACTTTTCGCTACTGAATCATCAACAGAACCTAGTGAAGAAACAACATCACTCACATTTGACTTAGCCTGTTTGATTAACGCTCTACAACCCCTTGAAATCCCGTCTGTTTTTACAGCTTCAGCCAGATCATCAACAGCTTCTTTCAACTTCGATTCATTAGCCTTGCTCAATACCCTTCCAAGCTTTTCAAGTACAAAGCTTTTCTTAGGCAGTAGTTTCGCACCACATTCAGGGCACTTGCCTTCTTTGCCAGGACCAACATATTCGCAATCAGGACAAACCATTTTGTTTTCCTCATCATCATCTTCATTTTCAGAAGTAGAAGGAGTGCCTTCAGTTCCGCCCGAATCTTCATCATCCATCAAAGCTTGTGCTTTATTCCTGGCAAGCACCAACTTCTTCATCTTCTCCACAATTTCCGTAGTAGTCTGTAGATGCACTTCTTCTAGATCACCATCAAAAGAAACTACCCCATTGTCTACAGACCACTTTACCTTGTAGTAATCAAACTGAGCAGTGTGCGCCTTTGCTTTCTCAACTCCGATAATAACATAATCAGAAAATGTACCAATCACCGTTGCCCAATCATACTCCTCTAGTACAACCCCTTTTTCTTCCATAAACTTTCTAACAGTCATCCGAAGTGAAGCTTCTATCCATTCCCATGATCCTGCCAAATCTCCAGAATATGTAGGACGAACAAAAGACGTTGTGAACGATGACTTCATTTCGTTGTCTTCGGTCCCTTGCTTTTCTTTCCCTTGTCCTTTGTCGGGAAAAGACCCGGCTTCTTTTGATGTGCCGGTTCCGTCTGCTCTTCCCTTTTCGTTTCTGGACTGGTTTTCATGCGATACCTCCTGGCCATTCAAAGTCAATTTCAGATCAAGACTAACAGGAACCTGCAACGGTTTATGTTCTCGAATAGAAGCAGCACAATCTTTCATCAAATCACTAGTCATTTTGCCACCCTCAACAAGAGACAAAATAACATCTTCTGTTTCGGCATCCGGATTAGCAGGAACACTTACAAGAGACTCTTCAAGAATCTCGTACTTCTTCACATCGTACCCACCTGGAGCATTAGCCCCTGCCTTCGCTTCATCAAAAACTTTAGCTGCGAATCCATGACTGAAACGACCCATATCGTTGTCAACCATAACAGCCGAATCATGACACAACTCATTCATGTCTATGATACAACTGTAAAGAGACAAACTCTGCTTTGTGTGATCAGCAACAGCCAGCATCTTCCCAATTGGAAGCGTATGAACATGCTGGAAAAGTAACAACATCTTCGGATCTATTTCTGCTCCATCCGTCCTAAGAATGTCTCCATCACGATCCTTTGTGTTTGTCGTTAAGATATGACGGAAAACGATTAAGGTATTTTTAGGGAGCACAACCCCATCAGGAAGCTTTGGACTTTTCTCTTCCAGCACCATTCCCGTATTTGCATACGTTAGAGTTTCTGACGCTCTCTTCAAAACATCATCAAACGAAGACCATCGGCCGCCTTTCGTTTGACACATATGCTTATAACATGAACGTGTCCCAAGTCGATCTTGGAACGTTTTCACATATCGATCTGCTGTAAGAATGCCATAGTTGAATTGCGTTCTTTTTTCAGCCCTAGAACGAATTGCTTCTAGAAGCAAGTCATTGGGAGACTTCATTAGCTCATTCCTGTTCTTTTAGAACCTATGGCATATACAAAATAGCACTATAGACCTACTCTTGTAGCCCAATAGTGTATATTCAAAAACGCATTTGCCCCTGCTCCACTGATGAACTGAATTCTCTGCAAGTCTTCAATATCAAACCATTCTGGAGCATTGCCAACAGTAAACTCCATTCCTACAGTTACAGTCGGAACCGTGGCCCCATCCATTGTGTAACGAACAGGTTGGGTTGTCACATGTATCTGTGCTCTTGCTGTACCTTGTGGAATGTTCAAAGCAGCTACGTCAAGCACTGCATTTTGAACCATCACTTGTTGGTATCTAAGAAATGGCATTTGACTGTTCTTTCAGTATCAATGTCAGTGCTCAAGACCTTCTTCAATTGCTTGAATCACTTCCGGACGACCACGAGAACGGCATGTTGCATACAGTTTCCCGAAGAGCCTCAAATCTTTTTCATGCTCTTCGTCATCTACAACACTTTCAGCCCACCGACGAAAATCATGTAGATTAGGAGTACCACCAACACCAGTTGGAACCTTCTTAAAAGCCCTTCCTTGGATAGGAAATACACTATTAGTAGCTTCCCTCTCCTTCACTACCCGAAACATTTCTCGGTAGAGAGCTTCCGCTTTTTCCACTGCTCCGTACAAAGCTAAACTCACAATCGCGTGAACGTTCATACTAATCTTAACAGGCATTATTCTTCTTCTCCCATATTGCTGTAAATGTCCAATTCCAAATAGTCGTTCTTCGTCATTGATTAGAACTGTATCTGGATAACTTTTCTTTGACGCTTTCCTTGCTATGTGTTTGTTCCATCTATTAACAAATCTTCCCATAATGTTTACACCAATTACGGAGCAGACCATGAAGAGCTAGAAACTGAAGACGAAGAATTACTAGACACACTAGCCGAACTAGCCGAACTAGCCGAACTAGCCGAACTTTGTGACGATGAGCTAGAACTTGCAGAACTAACAGAACTCTGAGACGAAGAGGAAGACGTTGCACTGCTACTTGAAGTTCCCGAACTAGATGAACTACTTGAAGTTCCCGAGCTAGACGATGACGACGAATTGGATCTTGAG